CTCTGTTAAACTCCTTAGAGAAAGTCAGCCCATGCTATTTACAGCGACGAGAGGCAGGGAATTGCCAACCCCGCTATCACCCAATAACACGTGAAAGGTGGGCATATCACACAGGAGTGCAATAGCCCTCAGATAACCCTTTATGCCAGCTCAGAGGAAGGACCAATGCCGCCCCCCAGCGGTCACTGTTCAATCGTCCTGCAAGGCAGGTCCCAAGAGGTTTACCTACGTCCGCTAAAACTTTCAAACGATCGTTCTAGCGGATTTGTGAATTATCCCACAAAATCTTAAGAAGTGGTGTGCTAGTTTAGTAGTATTTTGTAATAAAAATTACTAGATAACAGAACCAAAGTTTACAGTTGTCTCTGAATTTGTAAGGTTGTCTCCTTGTTTTACAGTTTACTCTGGGTTTTGCAGTTTTCCATCTAACAAATCGATTTACAGTTTTACTCTGGGTTTATTAAGTTTTCCATCTAACAAGCAAGAAAGAGACTTAGAGAGTCATTTGATTAACAGCCTCAGCAAGCATGTTGACTCCTGATGAAGCCAAGCCGTAAGGACCTGGCAAAACAGTGCCCATTTTAGATGCCGCTCTAATGATATTGAGCACGCGTCTCCAAAAATTTTCATTTTCAGAACAGGGCACTGCTAATGGAAGAGCATTTATAATCAATCTGTATAGCTCAACAGCAGCTTGGTCTCTACAAGAGAAGCGTGCATCTCCATATAAAATGGAGGTGGTTTGAACCTTCGCTTCTTGGCAATTCCATGTTTTGATAACACAGGAAGCATCTTGAGTGAGACCAGATACACGAATATAAGCAGTTTCAAAGCTGTTATCAAGACCTGTAAAGCCGATTCCGGGCGCTGCAAGAATGCCCCAATCAGAAGCTGCAGCAACGGCCGGGACTTGCGTAAAACCCTCTTGTATATCGTAAAAAGGAAAAGTAGAATCGTTGTTATACGCTCCTATATATATTCCTTTACTATAATCACCAGTATATGATGAAGCTTGGGACGCAATCTGACCGAAGCTCTCCAAGCCAGAAATAGTAACGATATCACTAGCGGCGCCTTGTCTGAATTTAAATCGGACATCACTTTTAACTGCCGTTATACTACCACTCCACGTCATAGCGTTGGCAGTAGGAACTAATTCGAAATGATTTGAAATGAATCTAAAAGCTGTCACGTTAGTATTAGTACTTGAACCGGGTGCACCACCTGGATTGTACATATTGACAGAATCAGGGTAATAAGCTGCTAACCATGCCGAAGTCGGTAATGGTGGAGTGCCTGCAGGTGTTGTTAAAACGAAGTACGAAACTCCTGGAACAGGACAAAGCAGAAAATGATAGTCCTTACCAGCATTAAATGTGATAGCGGAAGTCGTATTACGCTGTTTACGCGTTAACGACAAACCTCTAAAACTATCAGGTATTCCGGAAAACGTAGTGCCTGAAAAGTCTGGTGGCGCAAAAGCGCACTTAAGGAACTCCATACCTTCAGCTGTAATAGCACCTCTAAAGGCTTCCAAACGTCTGTAATTATTAGCAATTGCAGGAGGCAATTTATAACCCATGTTTTTAGATACTGAAACTTGATTGCCGTAGTTATTAACTTTCTGGCTTCTTCGTCTCTTTCTATTTGTGCTGCGTTTTGATTTTGGTTGTGGCAGCGCAACAACCATTTGAACTTTCTTTGATTTAGTCATTGTATTCAATTAAATTATTAATATTATAATGAGGCCCCTCCACCTCATAAAATCCCGAATCTTCAACTATGGACAAATAATAAGCATATTGGGGGTGACTAGACATTTCATTTTGGAAACCCAGCATATGAAGCCGATACTCCAAAGTGTTCTTAGGCTTTTGGTGAAGCAAATTCATGACCATCTTAGGGCCATTTAAAGAGTAAGCTCCAAAAGGAGTGTATAAATGACTACAAAATTCAAAAGTTGATGTTGCGGGCTGGTAATCTTTAAGTTTCACGCCAAACCTCCTATATTTAGTATAAGGATCCGAAACGGTAGACTCAACACTGTCGTCTCCGGCAGCGATTGAGCTAGAGGCCCCAACTAGATCTGCCAACCTAACTCTCATTTTAGAATTGTCGAAACTCGTCTTGATCTTTCCTGAATTGACTATACCGTCAAAATCCGGTTGGACAAGTAAACCATCTGAAAACATGTAGACGCTATGGCATTCTAAAATTGCTTTAGCCTTAGTCAAATGAATCCAATCGACTGATGAATTATTGCAAAGGTCGATGTTCATCTGGGCGCAATCTTTGATCTGCCAAGCTTTAACACTCATATCCCATCCAGAAACGTCGGCGTAACTCATAGGTATTCCGCATTGAATGTTCCACATAATATCAGAATAGACAGAATCTACGTCCTCAACGGAAAAACCAATGCCCGGTTTAGAGGGTATGGTTTTCCAGTTCTGTATTTCAAGTTTACATATATGTCGAGACAACAGCATTTCTATTATCTTATCGACTATGGAGACTGACATAATAAGCCGAACACGGCCGGTTTCTATCTTCTCTTTCTTGTGCG